GTGAACTTGATGACGTAAACTATTTCCGTCGCAAGTTGTATGAGGCACTTAATGTACCAACAGCACGTTTAGAATCAGATGGACAGTTTAACTTGGGTCGTGCTTCTGAGATTACACGTGACGAGTTGAAGTTCTCCAAGTTTATTAGCAGATTGCGTAACAGATTTACTGATCTATTCAATATATTACTTGAGCGTCAATTATTGCTTAAAGGTATTATTACCAGACAAGAGTGGAAAGAAATCAAAGGTTCAGTATTCTATGATTTCTTAGAAGACAACCACTTCGCTGAGTTAAAGAGCGCAGAAATTATGAGAGAGCGTTTGGGTCTACTTGGTGAGATTGATGCTTATGTTGGCAAATACTATTCGGTTGAGTGGGTGCGTAAGAACGTGCTAATGCAAACTGAAGACGAAATCGAAGAACTTGATCTACAGATAGAGGCAGAACAAGAAGTTGAAGGTGAAGAAATGCCTGACGACCAAATGCCTGATGAAGATCAAGGACTTGAATAATATTTTATAAATATAAATAGATCTACGAGGAGCAATTATGAGCGATTATAATATGAAAGACGCTGTTAAAATGGCAGCAGACGGTAATGCATCTGATTTTAGGGATGCTGTTAGTTCTATGCTCATGGATAAAATCCAAGATGCAGTAGGAATGAAGAAAGCAGAAGTTGCTGCATCATTTATGTCTGAACCAGAGGTTGAATCTGAAGTTGAGATTGAACCCGAAACAACTGAGGCAGAAGAAAATGTCGATTAAAAAATTCAAAGAATTCGTTCAAGAACAAGCACCTGCTCAAGATTATGTAAAACCTAAAGATGAAGATGAAACTAAAGAATTGAAACCACGTGTAAAAGGTGAGCAGGAATTTAAAGATATGCATAAGGTTGAGGTAACAAAGCATCCAGTTGCACCTGAGCATATGTTCAACGGTTCCAGAGAAGAGGTTTTGAAGTGATACAATCATTCACAGAGTTTGTTTCTGAGTCTGCTCACAGAGCTCTTTCAGCATATGCTAAGAAGAGTGGTGGGATTGACAAAAAAGACATGCTCGCAATCGCTGATATGATTAAACAAAAAACACCCACTAAAGATCTCGCTATGATGATCAGAGCAATGGACACAGATCCACGTGATGGTGTTTTACAGGTTATTCAAAAAAGTGACAAGAAGTTGTATAACGATCTTGTCAAGAACATGAGGTAATAAAATGGCAATCAAGGCATTAGCAAATACCGTTGCAACAGGATCTGCCACTAATGTGTTCTTAGCAACTGCTGTTCATCTATCAAACGACAGCACTGCAAGAACAGTTATTATTGCTAACACAGGCATTGATACTGGAACAGGCGAACACGGCAGTTATGCTGGAAGTCAAGTTTCTATTCGCATTCCAGCAAACGGAACTATGGTTATTCGTAAGAGACCACAAGATACCGTCACTTGTAATGCTGCTTGTTTTGCAACCAAAGTAGCGGAGGGATCTTCCGAATGAAACTCATAACAGAGATTACTGAAGAGGTAAAACTTCTTCAAGAAGAAAAAGAAGACGGCAAGAAGAACTACTTTATCGAAGGTGTTTTCATGCAAGGAAACATCAAGAATCGTAATGGGCGAGTCTACCCAACTGAGGTTCTAGATAAAGAAGTTAGTCGTTACAATAAAGAATATGTAGAAAAGAATCGTGCTTACGGAGAGTTGGGTCATCCAACTGGTCCTACTATTAATCTTGAGCGTGTATCACATATGATCACCAAACTAGAACGTGATGGTGACAACTATGTTGGACGTGCTAAGATTATGACTGAGACGCCATACGGTGGTATCGTCAAGTCACTTATGGACGAGGGTGCAACACTAGGTGTATCTTCACGTGGCATGGGTTCACTGAAGCAATCCAAAAATGGTATTGCTGAAGTACAAAATGATTTTTATCTGGCAACTGCTGCAGATATCGTAGCAGATCCTTCTGCTCCTAATGCTTTCGTTGAAGGAATTATGGAGGGTGCCGATTGGGTATTTGACGCTGCTCGAAACGAGTGGCAAATGATCGAAGCAGATAAAATTCGTAACGAAGTAAAGAAAATGAGTGCTGCTGAAGTGGAAGCAAACAAACTTCAAATCTTCGAGCAGTTCTTAAAGACTTTAAGTCGTTAAAAGTTTTATTTTTATAAATAAATAACATGAGATAACTTCACGAAGGAGCAATCCAGATGTCTGATAAAGAAATCAAGCAAGACGAGGAAATCAAAGACCTCGATCAGGAAGTAGAATCTCAGGTTGATGAGGCGAAGGCATCTTTTGGTGTTGACGCTGAAGTTCCTGAGCCTACTGGTAAGGAAGCAACTCCTCCTGGTTCTAAACCAAGTGATGAGGACAAGAAAAAGAATCCCGATCAGGGTTCTTCAGTAAAACCGACTAAAGTTGCAGCAATTCAAAACATTAGTCAAGCAGTCAAGAGCATGAAGAAAGAAGAGTTCGAGCGTGTTTACGAAGCTCTTATGGGTGCACTTGAAGGCAAAGAAGTTGTTGCTGAAGAAAAGGCAGAAGAAAAGTCTGCTGTCTCTGTTCGAGAACTTCGACAAATTAAAGCAGGTGACGTAAACGTTGCTGAAGATGTTGCTGCGATGTTTAGCGGTGAAGATCTTTCCGAAGAGTTCACTACTAAAGCAACTACAATCTTCGAAGCTGCTGTCGTCTCTAAGGTTAATGAGTTACTTGAGACAGTAACTGTTGATCTTGAAGCAGAGATGGAAGTTGCTAAAGATGAAATTGCAGAAGATCTCGCATCTAAACTAGATTCATATCTAGAGTACGTTGCTGAAGAGTGGATGAAAGAGAACGAACTTGCCGTTGAGTCTGGCATTCGTGCTGAAATCCAAGAAAACTTTATGAAGGGTCTGAAAGAGTTGTTCGTTGAGAACTACATCGAAGTCCCTGAAGAGAAAGTTGACCTTGTTGACGAACTTGCTGAGAAAGTTGAAGAACTTCAGCAGACAGTAAACGAGGAAATGGAAAAGTCAATCGAACTCAGAAAAGAACTAAACGAAGCAAAGGTTGAAATCATCCTTGCTAAGGTTTCTGAGGGATTAACAGAATCTCAAGCAATCAAACTAGCATCTTTGGCTGAAGGTGTCGAGTTTGAGTCTGAAGAGTCTTATGTTGAAAAACTTGAGACATTGAAGGGTAACTACTTCAAATCTGATGATGTAATCACTGAAGAAACTGCAGTTGATGATGAACCGCTGGAGATTGAAGAGGATGCTGAGAAGTCAATTGATCCAGGCATGGCTGCCTACATGAGTGCCATTGCTAAGAGCATCAAAAAGTAATTTTATATAAATAATAACACATTAGGATAGTTAAACCGAAAGGAGACCTAACAATGTATCAATCTGATGAATTAATCAAGAAGTGGCAGCCAGTTCTTGAGCATCCTGATCTCGAAAAAATCGCCGATGCTCATAAACGTGCCACAGTTGCAACCCTGCTAGAAAACCAAGAGAAGTCTTCTCGTGAGCAAGCTCAAGGTTCTGGCGGATACAACGCTCCTACGCTCTTGGGCGAGGCAGCACCTGCTAACGCAATGGGTGCTTCTTCTTCAACAGCATCTGACGGAAGCGTTGACATTTACGATCCAGTTCTTATTTCACTGGTTCGTCGTTCAATGCCTAACCTCATTGCATATGATATCGCTGGTGTACAACCAATGACTGGTCCTACAGGACTTATCTTTGCAATGCGTTCACGCTACACAAGCCAGACAGGTACGGAAGCACTCTTCAATGAGGCAGACGCATCATTCTCTGGTAACACCTTTGCTGCTAACGCAACATCAACTGGTGCTCAAACAGGTACTGATCCTGCTGATCGTTCTGCTTCTACTACTGGTGGAAACTATAACGTTCACTCAGGTATGAGTACTGCTGAAGCAGAAAAACTTGGTTCTTCAGGTTCACCTGCTTTTGCTCAAATGGCATTCTCAATTGAGAAAGTTGCTGTTACTGCTGTTTCTCGTGCTCTTAAAGCTGAGTACACGATGGAACTTGCTCAAGATCTTAAAGCAGTCCACGGTCTTGACGCTGAGACAGAACTAAGCAACATTCTTTCTGCTGAGATTCTTGCTGAAATCAACCGTGAAGTTGTTCGTACGATTAACTACTCTGCTACTGCAGGTGCTACGAAGAACACTACGACTTCTGGTACTTTCGATCTTGACACCGACTCAAACGGTCGTTGGTCAGTTGAGAAGTTCAAGGGTCTTATGTTCCAAATCGAGCGTGATGCTAACGAAATTGCTAAAGCAACACGTAGAGGGAAAGGTAATGTCATGATCTGTTCTTCTGACGTCGCTTCTGCGCTTCAGATGGCAGGTGTACTTGACTACACTCCTGCTCTCAACAACAACTTGAACGTTGATGACACAGGTAACACTTTTGCTGGCGTATTGAATGGTCGTGTTAAAGTTTACATCGATCCATACTTCGCTGACGCAACTAACCAGTACTACACACTAGGATACAAAGGTTCTTCTGCTTTTGATGCTGGTCTGTTCTACTGCCCATACGTTCCTCTCCAAATGGTTCGTGCCGTTGGTGAGAATACGTTCCAACCAAAAATTGGATTTAAGACTCGCTACGGCATGGTCGCTAATCCATTCGCTATCAATGGTCCTGCTGGTGCTGCTGCTCCTGCACGTTTGGGTACTGGTGATGGCAACATCTACTACAGATTGGTTAAAGTTGCTAACCTAATGTAATAAAAACAAGATCTACTTTAGTAGACGAGTTTTAGAGAGACCTTCGGGTCTCTCTTTTTTTTGTCCTTAATATTCATTATAAATAGAGTATCTAAGAGGATATAATATGGCAACCGATCCATCCAATAAAAACTTTTTATCACCTATTGGGTTTCAATTCGCTATTCAGCGTTTGCCCAACGTGAACTATTTTTGCACAAGTGCTTCTATACCAGAAGTATCAATGGGCGAGGCAGAAATACAAAACCCATTTATCAAGATGCCAAAACCTGGAGAGAAACTAACTTTTGGTCAATTGAATTTGAGGTTTCGTGTTGATGAGGATATGAAGAACTTTCAAGAAATTTTTGATTGGTTGGTAGGACTAGGTTATCCAGATAACTTTGAGCAAAGAGCAAATTTGATTGCTAGTTCTCATATATACTCAGACGCATCACTACTAATAACAACCAATCAATATAAACCAAATATTGATATCAAGTTTATTGATTTGCACCCAACTTCTTTATCCGCTGTGGAGTTTAGTATTGAGCAGGGAGATATTGATTATTTGAGTGCTGACGTTTCGTTTGCATATAGAAGATACACATTGACAACTGTCACTTAATATGGTATAATAGACTGTAAATAGTCTATTGTGAGTACATTATGAAAATTGAAGATATAGTCTCCGAGTGGGACAAAGATTGTAAAATTGATGAGACGGAACTTGATCGTGAAGCAACGAAGATTCCTAAACTCCATAACAAATACCTGAAGATCTTTATGGGTGAGCGAGTAGTCTTGTTCAAGATGAAAGCGGAGAACAAACGTATCCGTAAAACACTGCTTGAGTATTATCTTGGCGAACTTGACCGAGAGGAACTTGAGCAACTGGGTCGTGATCAGTTCTATAAGAAACTACTCAAGAACGAAGTTGATAATTACCTTGAGTCAGATGACCTATATATTGAAAGTAATTTGAAAGTGGCAATGCAACAAGAAAAGGTTGACTATCTTGAAGCAATTATTAAGAGTTTAAACAATCGCAACTTTCAAATTAAGTCAGCAATTGA